CCTCGTTGAATACGATTGGCCGGTCGTCGGTCACACGCACGACGAGCTGCTGCTCGAAGTCGAGAAGGACGAGGTCGTCGAGACAATGAAGGTCCTCGGCGAAACCATGGCCGACGTGCCGACCTGGGCGACCGGGTTGCCGCTGGCCTGTGAAATCTGGACAGGAAAGAGGTATAGGAAATGAGTGCTTACCCAGAGGCCCCCGGCCATAGGGACACCGACACGTCGTTCGACGCGGCGCGGAGCATGGACGGCATCGCCGGTCGGCTGCGGCAGGAGGCGTTTAAATTCCTCACGCAGTCGGGCGGGGCAACAGCAGACGAAGTCGCGGCGCACGTCGGCGTTAGTGTTCTCGCCATGCGCCCGCGCATCACGGAACTAAAACAGCAAGGCGTCATCGTCGACAGCGGGCTGCGTCGTTTGAACCGTTCGGGGCGCCGCGCCGCGGTCTTGGCCCCGCGTAAAAAACAGCCCTCACTCGGTGGCGCGCCTGAGTTCAAAAAGGAAACATAAAATGAGCCCCCAACTGAAAGAACACCTGCGCGATCTCAACATCAAAGACAAGAGGCGGGAGGCGCACAGCGAAGGCGGGCGCCGGCGGGCGGCGTACCACAAGATGAAACTGCCTCGGCTATCTGAAACCCTGACGACGAACAAGAAATTGGAGGGGGGATAATAGGTGATCAAACCTATAGAGACGGAATACGCCGAGCACCGTTTTCGTTCGCGACTGGAAGCGCGGTGGGCGGTGTTCTTCGACACTATGAACTTCGACTGGCAGTACGAACCGGAAGCGTTTCACGTCAAGCAGGGACGCCGCCGCGCAAACTACCTCCCAGATTTTTACCTGCCAGAACTAGGTGTTTATGCCGAAGTGAAGGGCGGCGCCGGTTTTACGAAGTTGGACGTTGTTAAAATCTGCGGGCTTTGCGAAGGGGCAGACGCCCCCGTCTTACTTCTTGGGGCCATACCTCGCGGGCCGCCGCACCCTTACCCGGTGTTTGGGGCCGTCGCAAAATTATCCTTCGGCCCGCCGCAAATACACCGAGGGCTACTCGTGCCCTGCCATAGATGCGGACACGCACAATTCGTCTGGGAAACCGCAGCAGATGAACTCTTAGCCTGCAGAAACCCCGACTGCGACGCCGACCCGAAAATCGAATGGCAGGCTTACTTCGACGACAACAACATCCCCGCCGACTACTGGATGGACGCGGCTCTTCAATATATTGGCGCCCAATACCACGCATTTAACACCGCCAACAAAGAACGGTTTGGATTTTAAAAATGACCCCCCACGAATTTCTCGATTTCGTATTTGACGACAAAACCGACGACGAAGTGATCTGTGTCTCGAAGGGCTCGCCCCAAACGGGAGGCAAAACGCTGTTCTGGAACGTCGCCCCCGACCATGAAGCGTTCGCCGGCTGGGCTTCTCACCCACACCGCGCAAAACAGGCTTGGTACTTCTGCGTCAGCACGGTCGGCGGTACGCTGAACGAGAAGGGCACGGCGCTCAAACGGCGTCGCGACGATCTCGTTCGTTACCACTGCTTCGTCCTCGACGACATCGGCACAAAGGCCGAGACACCTCCGGTCGAACCCGCGTGGAAGATCGAGAGCAGCGAGGGCAACTACCAGTGGGGATACTTGCTCGACCCCGACGACAACTGGGAACGCTACGAGGCCCTCTTGGAGTGGGCTCACGATAGGGGCTGGGGCGACGCCGGAGCCGGGGGAGCGTACCGTTTGATGCGGGTGCCGGGGTCAGCGAACCTGAAACCCGGTCGCGACAAGTTCCTGTCTGAGGTTGAAATCTGCGACGATATTATATGGCCGCTCGACGAGTTGGGTGCCGCCCTCGGCGCCGACCTCAAAGAGATCGCAAAAGCTGTGCGGGGTATGGTCAGAGATAAGCCGAGAGGCGCCGAAACAGACGACGGCGAGTTGGACGGCGAGTTGGACGGCATGTTGACGTGGCTCGCCGAGAACGACCACGTCGTCGGTAACCTCGATAAAGAGTTCGTCACGGTTCGCTGCCCGTGGGGCGACGAACACACCGACGGCAACACCGACGCCAGCTACTCCCCGCTCGGGCGCGGCAGCAAGCAGTGGGTAAAAAAGCGCGGCTTCAAATGCCATCACGCCCATTGCGTAGGGCGCAGCTTTTCCGCCTTCCTCGACTGGGCGATGGGGGAGGGCTGCGACTGGTATGGGTGGCACGACCCCCTTCCCTGGCTCCAACGCCGATGGGTTTACCTGGAGGCACACTGCCGATTCGCCGACCTGGATCAGAGGCCGTTCGGCGGGCATTGGGTGTATTCCGAGAGGGCGTGGGCGAACATGAACCCACACCGCATCCCCGCCTTGGGGCACGACCGGCCGGTGATAACCAAGACTGCGTTCTTGGAAAGTTACGACACCACGACCGCCACCGACGTGTTGTACCTGCCGGGGCAGGATGAGATTGGCACCGCCGACCTGGAAGACGACGGCAACAAGCAAGAGTTCGTCAACAGCTACATTGAAATCCGGCACGAGGAAACGGACGAGGAGCCGATGGTCTTCCTCGAACACATCGACTTCCTACTACCCGATCCGGCCGAACGCGAGTGCTTCCTCGACTGGCTCGCCAAGAAGATACAGGAGCCGGCGTCGAGGTCGTATGCCGTCGTCATGATCGCCGACGAGGTCTACGGCGTCGGGCGGTCTTGGCTCGGGGGACTGCTCGATAAAATCACACAGGGTAAGGTCAACAATGCCTCGCTCAAACAGCTCGTCGGCAAGGGCACGCAGGCCGAGAACAACTACAACGACTGGGCCGCGGAGTGCCAGTTCCTCGTCATCGAGGAGGCCAAGGACGTCAGCCGCCAGGATTTTTGGGACAGCTACACGACGTTCAAGAGCCGCATCGACATCAAGCCGACGAAGTTCACGGCAAACCCAAAATACGGGCACACGCGCACCGACCTGATGTACTTCAATGCGCTGATCTTCTCGAACCACGCCGACGCGATGGTGATCCCGTCAAAAGACCGCAGGGTGGCGGCGTTCACCAACCCGCGGGAGCTGCGCGACAAGGACTATTACGAGAGGCTCTGGACGTCGCTGAAAGACGACGAGCCGGCGCGGGTTTACTGGTGGCTGATGCGTCGCGACGTCTCGAAGTACGACCACGTCTGGCCGCCAAACACGCCGGCTCGGTCGATAATGATCGAGATGTCGAGGAGCCCCGCGGACGAGATCACGACGTGGCTCGACGAAAATCTCGAAGGCGACATCGTCACCCGTAAATGCCTGGAGATGAGGGTCAGGGCCGCCGCTCGGGAACTCGGCCATGAGAAAATCGCGACCGAGCCCGGCGGCGTGACGGGTCGGATTTGGCGAAAGCTGGGGTCGCTCCGCCCGAGCGATACGAACAACGGCGCGCGGTATTTAATCGACACAAAACGAGAGCAGGTTAGGGCGGTCCGGGAGTGGGAAAAGTGGAGGAAAATAGATGAGGGAAACGACCGCGACATAATCATCGGCGAGCTGAAAAAGAATATCGGGGAGGTGGCGCACTTGAACGTCCAAAAATAGCCTCCACCCCCCTCCACTCAGTTTTGTTTAAAAACAAGGACTTAACCATAGGAGTGGAGGAGTGGAGGATAATCTCTATGGAGGTCCCAGATTAGTATAAGACGAAATGGTTAAAACTAATCCGAGGGTCTATAGAAAGCATCCTCCAGTCCTCCACCCCCTCCACAGCCGGCGAGGCGACATGAGTGAAAAACTGCCTGACGACATCACAATCGAGGAGACGACGAAAGCCGGCGTCTTTCGTAGGAGGCGTCTCGATCTCACCGAGAAGTGGGCACGCGACGGCGTCATCGAGGATGCGCTGCACGAGGCGGCGGTCCAGTTCGGCGAGGCGTATGAGCGGGGGCAGTGCCGAGCGCGGCACTCGTCGCTCGATCTCAACAGGGTCGACACCAGCCACGACAACGACACGCCGGTGACCCAGGTCATCGACGCGCAGGCGGCCGTGGTGAAGTCGCTCGAAGCCGTCGGCCTCCTGGCCGGCGCCGTCCTGGTCGACGTCATCGGCGAGCGGATGTCGCTGCGCGAACACTGCCACCGCCGACAGGCGGGGAAGGTGCCAATGAACGTCCACGAGGCGAAGGGGCGTTTGATCGTCGGGCTGGACCTGCTGGCCCGGCACTATCGGCTGATATGAAGGAGCGCCACCCGGTCGAGCTTATGACACAAAACACGACGAATGCTGTCTTCGGTTTTGACGTGCAGACCGGTTACGACGACGACTGCGTCCTGATCTGGGATCGGGGTCGGATCAAATGCTTGAGATGAGCACAAGTTTTGGCATTGCCCCGTTTATTGGTGGCGACTGGAGGTTCCCTTGGTGGATTTATTCAAGTCCCGCATGAAATACTCCATGCAGACCTCGACCGGCCCCGGCACGGGGCGATGGCCCTTTTGATCGGGCGCCTGTTCGTAGCGCCGCACCGTGCGGGCGTCGAGCCGCAAGCGTTCCGCCAGGCCCTTGAGCGTTAACCCGAGGGCCTGGCGGGCGGCCTTGAATTGGGCGGGTGTCATTCCGTCGCCTTGGTGCGTCCCAGCACCTTGTCGCTGATCGCCTGGACCTTGGCGGCGTGAATCGTCGCATTGACGTGATCCAGGAATTTGCTTTCCGGCAAGCTCGACAGGAGCGAGTTCATCCCACCCCACTCGATGTGGGCTTGCGTGCCCCCAGTGTGGACCTGGATGGTGCCTTGGACTCCGCCAAAGCTGAAGTCGATCTTACGTTGCTCTTCGATCACATAGGTCATTGTCCGTTCTCCTTCAGAGCGGGCTTGATTGCCCTCGGTGTAGAGTTGAACGCCCCGAAGGGCGCTCTGCTCTGCATCGAGCCTAGTGGTCGCCAGCCGGTCCCATCCGGTAGCCCTCGCTCTCGACCAGATAACGCATCGTGCGAACGTCGAGCGACACCGTGGGGATCGTCGCGGTAAAATGCTCGATTGCTACGACCGCGAGCGTAACGCTCTCGCCCGGCATGGTCGCCGAAATCGGCCCTTTCCAATCTTCGGGGTCCGAGATTTTCTCGAAAGCCGCTTCGAGGTCTGTTTGCGAAAAGATCATTTCAATCTCCCTTTGGTGGGGCGGGCTTGATTGCCCTAAACGATGATTGATTATAGGGCCATCGGCCCTATAAGTCAAGCGGGGATGCCAAAAAAAAATCGGCCAACACAATAACCTAGTAATCGCCCGAGGCCGCGGCTCTGGCGAAGGTCGCACTCCAGGAGCTGCTCGATCCCACGATGCGAATGAGGCTGACGCCGGTCACCGGCCACCCGCTGCTGATCGGCCACACCGCCATCTTCAAAGCTATGATCGAGGAGGCGTTACGCGGGACGTAACACAATATGTGGTAGTCACCCCTTGACTGTGACACAAGATGTGCTATTTTCAGGCACGCTCCGATCTCTGGATCGGGGCGGCACACCCCAAGCACATCTCCCCTGTATCCAATTCACCCCGGCCCCGGCCGGGGTTTTTTCTGGAGGACCTCACCCGTTGGCGGCGACGAAACAGTTCTACGTCTACTCCCTGACCGATCCGCGCGACGACACCGTGTTCTACATCGGCAAGGGGCGCGCAGCTCGCAAGAGCCAGCACGCGCAGAAGCTCGACATACGCGACGACGACGGCTCGCCGAAAGCGGAGCGCGTCCGCGAGATCATCGACGCCGGCTACGAGGTGGCGGCGAACATCATCAAGCGGTTCGACGACGAGGAGGAGGCCTACGCCTTCGAGCGTGAAGAGATCAAGAAGCGCGACGGCCTGCTGAACGCAGTGGGCGGTGGCGGTGGAGATCGCTCGGTGCCGAAGTCGAAAGCCAAAGCGAAGAACATTACGAAGGCCGAGCCCCCGAAGCTCACGCCGAAGCAGGAAGGTTTTTGCCGCGTCTACATCGAAACCGGCAACGCGACCGAGGCATACCGTCAAGCGTACAACTGCTCGGTTATGAAGCCGAACTCGATTGGGCGTAAAGCCCACGAGCTGATGGGCAACGTCAAAATCGCGGCTAGAATTGCCGAGTTGCAAGCTGACCACCAAGCGCGCCACGAGGTCACGGTCGACAGTCTGACCGGCGAGTTCGAGGACAGCCGACAGCTCGCCATGACGACGGCCCAGCCTGGAGCCGCCAATGGTGCGGTCACCGGCAAGGCGAAACTGCACGGCCTGATCAACGGCGATCAAGCCGGCGTCGTCAACAACACGCAGATCAACGTCGCCGTTGCGACCACCGTCGAGAAGGCACGACGCATCGCCGCGGCGCTCGCACGAGGCGCCAATGAAGCAGACGCTTGACGCCTACGTCGAGAAGCTCGCCGGCATGCCGGCCGAAGAGCAGGACGCGCTATTCGACGACGCCAACGACATCCTCGGCGACGTGCCGTGGATACCGAACCCAGGTCCGCAGACCGAGGCCTACTACACCAAGGCCGACCTGCTGCTCTACGGCGGCCAGGGCGGCGGCGGCAAGACCGACCTGATCGCCGGCGCCGCGCTGACGCAGCACAAGCGAAGCCTGCTTTGCCGGCCGCAGTACACCGACCTCGGCGCCATCATCGAGCGCGTGACGAAGATCGCCGGCACGACGGTGGGGCTGAACAGCTCGCCGCCGGCGCAGTTCAAGTACGACGACCGCGTCATCAACTTCGGCGGCGTCTCGACACTGGAGAAAGCCGAGACGTGGCAGGGCAACCCGCACGATCTCGTCGCCCTCGACGAGGCGTGCCAGTTCCTGGAGGCGGTGGTCAGGTTCCTGCTCGGTTGGAACCGCGCCGCGGACGAGATGCTGGGCGAGGTGTCGCAGCAGAAGGTGCGCGCGATCCTGGCGAGCAACCCGCCGATGTCGGCGGTCGGCGAGTGGGTCGTCGGCATGTTCCGGCCCTGGCTCGACGTGACCCACCCCAACAAGGCCGAACACGGCGAGCTGCGGTGGTACATCACCGACCCCGACGGCAAGGACATGGAGGCCGACGGTCCCGACGACGTCCGGGAGTTCGACGGCAAGACCTACATCCCGAAGTCGCGGACCTTCATCCCCGCGGAGTTGGGCGACAACCCGTTCCTGGTCGACACCGGCTACCAAGCCACGCTTGACGCGATGCCGGAGCCGCTGCGCTCCGCGATCCGCGACGGCAACTTCATGGCGGCGCGCGAAGACGACGCGATGCAGGTCATCCCGACCGAGTGGGTGCTGCTCGCCAACGAGCGGTGGCTCGCCAAGGAGAAGCCCAACATGGCGATGTCTTCCATCGGGCTCGACGTCGCACGAGGCGGCAAGGACGACACGGTATTCGCGCCACGCTACGGCTCATGGTTCGACGAGCTAACCGTGGTGCCGGGGCGTCAGACGCCCGACGGCACGAGCGTTGCGGTGTTGGCCGCCGGCCTGCTGCGCCAGGGCGCGGTGGTCGGCGTCGACAACATCGGCATCGGCGCCGACGCCGAGACGGCGCTGAAGAACGCACAATTGCCTTTCGAGGCGAAGAACGGCTCCGCAGCCGCGACCGGCGCCACACGCGACGGCTCCTTCGGCTTCGCGACCTACCGCAGCGAGATGTGGTGGATGTTCCGCGAGGCGCTCGACCCCGAGTACGGCCACGACGTGGCGCTGCCGCCCGACCCGGCATTGATGGCTGACCTGACGGCACCGATCTGGGAGCCACGCCCCGGCACGCCGCCGAAGATATACGTCGAGGGTAAGAAGGACATCATGAAGCGGCTGGGCAGATCGCCCGACCGCGGCGACGCCATCATCTACGCCTGGAACACTGGCGCCCTCGGCGTCAACAACCCGATGGCGGTTGGCGCGAACCACGCAGTGGGACGCACGCCGGCGCCGGCGACCGACTACGACGAGCTGCGTCACTGATGCAGTCACGCCTCATGTCGCTGGCCGAGGCGCACGCCAACGCCATCCTCGGCATCGTCATCTCGTGGTCGTTCACCTACTGGGCGCTGCCGTACTACGGCGTCAGCCAACCGAGCGTGGTGTCGGCTACCGGCATCACCGTGACGTTCTTCTTCCTGTCGACCGGCAGGGCCTACCTGCTGCGCCGGCTATTCGCGAGGTTCTGATGAGACAGCTCAAGGCCGAGAAGGTCGGCCGTAGGTGGCGCTACCGCAGCTTGAAGCGCGATGGGCAAGAAGGCTGACATCCGGCTCGCGGTCGAGGACGACCTCGACGACCTCGTCGTCTACGCCGAACGCATCAACGACGAAAGCTCGCACGACCTGACCTTCGACCGCGACCGGGCGCGCCAGCATCTTCGGATGTTCGTCACGCTGCCGGGCTGGGACATCCTGCTCGCCGAGATCGACGGCCGCGTCGTCGGCGGCGCCATGATCGCGGAGAGTTTCGAGTTCCACCGCCACCCGCTTTGTTACGTCTGCAAGTTCTGGGTCATGCCCTGCGGTCGTCGCTCCGACGCAGGTCGCAAGTTGGTCAAGGCGCTGATCGCCTGGGCCGAGGAGCGCAAGTGTTCCGACATCTTCGTCACCGCCACCGCCGGCCTCGACCGCATCAATCAGTGGCTGTTCATCAAGCTGATGTCAGCCGCCGGCTTCAAACAGGAAGGCCCCGTTATGAAATACGAGATCGCACACCGTGGGTAAGTTCACGCCCCCCGCTCCACAGTTGCCGCCCCCGGCCCCCGCCATCCCGGAGAAGAAGACCGACCCCGCGGTCAAGGCCAAGGCTGACGCAGCTCGCGTCGCCGCCGTCGGCCGCCAGGGCTTCGGCTCGACCATCAACACCTCGGGCACTGGCGCGCCGGCCCAGGCGCCGACGTCACGCGCGTCGCTGCTTGGATCGAGTTAAGATATGGCTACCCGCGCACAAGGCGTCATCGAGGAGCTGGGTAACGTCCGCGCCGAGCGGAGCATGCTCAATCAGCTCTTCGAGGAGATCGCCGAGGTCCTGGCGCCCGAGCGCGTGGGCTTCACCGCCCCCGTTGCCAACCGGCGCCCGACCAAGGTGTTCGACACCTCGCCGATCACGTCGAAGCGCGGGCTGGTCAACTCCATCGGCGCCATGCTGCGCCCGAAGTCGAGCGCCCCCGGCAAGTGGTTCGACATCGTGCCGGAGAACGAAGAGCTGCTCGACCAGCGTGAGGTGAAGGACTGGCTCGACTTCGCCGAGGACCGCCTGTGGCGTGCGCTCTACAACCCCGACGCCTACTTCATCCAGGCCACGGGCGAGATCGACGACGACCTGATCACGTTCGGCACCGGCGTCGGCTTCGTCGGCCTGCGCCCCGACCGCACCGGCCTGCTGTTCAGGTCGTTCCACCTCAAGAACGTCTTCATCATCGTCGACCACACCAACCGCCCGAACGGCGTCCTGATCGCCGAGAGCCTCACGCCGCAGCAAGCCGCAGCCAAGTGGGGCAGGGAGAACCTCGGCAAGAAGACGCTGGAACGTCTGACCTCGACCGACGAGCGCGAGCGCAAGGAGAAGTCGGAGTTCATCTGGAAGGTCGCGCCGCGGTTCGACATCGACCCGCGCGTCAAGAACAACATCAACATGCCGATCATGTCGCTGGTCGTCGACGTCGACAGCGAACACGAGGTCGTCGAAGAGGGCTTCGAGGAGTTCCCGTTCCCGATCCCGCGGTGGGACACCCGCAGCGGCGAGGTCTACGGGCGCGGACCCGGCATCCTGGCGCTGCCCGACGTGCTGACGCTGAACCAGATGGGCAAGACGATCCTGCGCGGATTGCACCGTGCGGTGGCGCCGCCCTGGTTGCTGCCAAGCGACAGCATGGTCAACGCACCGCAGCTCAAGCCCGACGGGGTCAGCTACTACGACGCCCGCGCGATCCGCAACCTCGGCATCACGCAGCCGTTCCAGCAGATGGAGAGCCGAGCCAACATCCCGTGGGGGCTCGACGCCCAGGCCGCCACCCGAGAGCAGATCATGGCGGTGTTCTTCAAGAACATCCTGAACCTGCCCATCGACGCGCCGCAGATGACGGCGACCGAGGTGATCCAGCGGCGCGAGGAGTTCGTCCGCGAGATCGGCAGCGTGTTCGGCCGGCTGGAGAGCGACTACACCAACCCCATCGTCGAGCGCAGCTTCAACCTGATGATGCGCGAGGGCGAGTTCGGGGCGCCGGAGCAAATCCCCGAGGCGCTGCAAGGCGGCGCGGTCGAGTTCCGCTTCGCGAGCCCGGTCGAGAAGGCCAAGCGCCAGATCGAGGAGGGCACCGTCACCCAGGCGATGGACAAGGTCCTGGCCGTCGGACAGATCAAACCCGAGATCATGGACCGCTTCGACTGGGACGAATACGGCAAGTTCATCGCCGAGAGCAACGACTTCCCGTCGTCGCTCATTCTCGACGACGCCACCGTCGAGGCGATCAAGGAGGCGAACCAGGAGGCCGCCGCCCAAGAGCAGCAGATGCAGACCGCCGAGCGTGGCGCCAGCATCGCCGGCGCCCTGCCGCCCGAAATGGTCGAGCAGGTAGCGGGGAGCGGCTGATGGGCATGACCCAGATGTCGGCGCTGTTCAAGCAGATCAGCGGCAAGAGTTTCGAGGACCACGCGAGGGAGGCGACGAAGAAGAAGGCAACGCCGACGCCGCAGACCGCCGGCGCCGCTACCAACAACGCGGCGGCCAGCGCGACCAATACCCAAATCGCGACCCGCGCCGCGGCAGGACCCGCCGCTGCCGGTGTCGGTACGCCGGCGCAGGGCGCCCTCACTCGTAAGACGTTGCTCGGCTAATGTTCTGGCCGTTCCGGCGCAAGCCGAAGTTCGAGCCCGACCTGGAGGCCTTCAACGAAGCCCTGGTCAGGTCGGTCAACCTGCACCACCACAACCACGTCGCCGTCGCTCGTGACTTCCGACACCTGTTCTTCGGCGACAACCCGGAGATGGGCAAGCGCGTGCTGTTCATGCTGCTGACGTGGTGTGGCGAGTACGACGTCGACACCGAAGACGAGAGGTTTCCGCCGCTCGCCGATGGCGAGCTGCAACGATGGGCGGGCAAGCGCGAGATCGCGGCCAAGATCAAGGCGGCGCTCTACGCCCACGTCGAGCCCGTGCCCGAACAACCCCGTGAGGAGTAATCACTGCTATGACCGACGCAGCACACGCGGACGCCGAGGCTAACGCCGACGCTACCTCCGCCGACGCAGGCGACGCGGCAAACGCCGACGCCGCCAACAAGAACGCAGACGACGCCGCGGCCGACGACAAGGCTGCTGCCGACAAGGCTGCTGCCGACAAAGGCAAAGGCGCCGCTAACGACGCGCCGCACCTCGAAGGCATCACCGACGACAAGACCCGTCAGCTCGCCGCCCGCTACACGTCGGGCGCCGCCATGGCCGATGCGCTCATGGCTGCGAACCAGGAGCTGTCGCAGCGGGTCAAGGTGCCCGGTGAGGACGCCAGCGATGAAGACAGGGCGGCCTTCGCCAAGGCGATGGGCGCGCCCGACAAGCCCGAGGATTACAAGTACGCCAAGCCCGACCACCTCGACGACGAGGCGTTTGCCGCCGAGGACCTGCAGGGTGCGGTGACGGCAGTGTCGTCGGCGATGCACACCGCCGGCGCATCCCAGGCAGTCATCGACGCGATGATGACGTCCTACTGGGAGATCGATGCCGCAGCCAGGGCAGAGCAAGTCAAAGCCGACGAGGGCTATGTCGCCGAAGCCGAAGCCGCCCTCCGCAAGGAGTGGGGCAGCGGGTACGACGAGAACGTCGCGCACGGCGTGACGTTCCTCGACGCCCACCCCGAGCTGAAGAACCTGGAGCTGGCGAACGGCATGATGCTCTCCAGCCTGCCGGCCTTCATCAAAGCCGGCGCCGAAGCCGGGCGGCTCAAGAACGAAGGACAGTTGCAGCTCGGCCTGGCCGGCTCCGAAGCCGGCGTCGATCTGCAGGAAGAGTACGACAAGCTGACCCGCGAGATGCACGAGGCCCATGACAAGGGCGACAGCATCCTCGCGAAGTCAATCGACGCCAAACGGCGCCCGCTCTCCGACAAACTGCACGGCACCCAGCCGGCAGTCGGCGAGCAGGGGCGTACCGCTTAATTAAGATCAACGCATTGATCTTAACGTAATTCCGCAGCGGCAATCCTGCCGCTTGCGCGAATAGGGCTGGTTGCCGGCACCCCTCTGACGAGGCCCGGCGCACCCCAGCCAACGCAACTCTGAGGCGCTGAAAGAAGCAATGTCGCGGCCCCGCTAACGCGGGCACCCCGCGCCGGCTGACCTCGGCCACCCCGGAAGAGATTTGCCCATCCCGGTTTTTGACATGGGAGGCAAATCATGTCTGGAACAGTCTCTACCGCCTTTATTGGCGACTACAACAAAGACGTCCATCACGTCTTCCAGCGCGAGGGCTCGATGCTCAAGGCTGGTTGTTTCTTGAAGGACGGCGTTGTCGGCAGCACGGCATACTTCGCCAAGCTGGGAACCGGCACCGCGACGACCAAGAGCCGTCACGGGGAAATCACCCCGATGTCCGCGGCTCACACCCAGCCGTCGGTCGCGTTGGCCGATTTTTATGCCGGGGATTACGTCGACAAATTGGACGAGGCGAAGACCAACATCGATATTCGCATGGCTTATGCGCGTACTGGTGCCTACGCCCTCGGCCGGAAGGTCGACAGCCAGATCACGACAGCCCTGAACGGCACGACGCAGTCGACGATCACGATCACCGTGACCTCGTTTGCGGCGATCCTGGCCGGGCTGATCGAAATCTGCGAGGCGCTCGACGACAACGACGTGCCTCAAGACGGTATGCGGTTCGGCGCGCTCACCCCGCGCATGTGGTCGCAGGCAATGACCGTCGAGCAGTTCTCGTCCGCCGACTACGTCGGTGCGAACGGCCTGCCCTTCACCGAGGGCGCGCCGGGACACCGGAAGTGGAAGGACTGGAACGGCGTCAAGTGGTGCATGCACACCGGGCTCCCCGGTAAGGGCGGCGCCACTGCCAACAGCTACGTCTGGCACAAGAACGCGATTGGCTACGGGATCGCCAAGAGTGCAGGCAACATCGCCGGTAACGAGGCGGTGGCTGCCGACATCACTTGGCAGGGCACCCGTGCCGCGCACTTCGTCAACCACATGATGTCCGGTGCGGCTCTGTTGATCGATGACACAGGTGTCATCGAGGCAGTGTCGAACGACACCACCGGCATCGCAACGTCGTAGAGAGGAGATGAACCATGGCTGCATCAGCTACTGACCTTCGTCTCATTCAGGGAGAAATCCCCGGCTATTGTACCTATCGGTACGATACGACCGATGCGGCGACCGCGGTTGACGCGGACGGGTACTTCAACAACGGCGACGACGACCTCAACCTCGCGGTTGGCGACGTCATCATGGTCGTTATTTGGGCCACGGCCGTTCTCACCGGCACCGTCACCGACGTATCGCTACACGTCGTCCAGACGGATGCGTCGGGTGTGATCGACCTGTCCGACGATATGCTTGCCGCGACCGTCACCTCTGGTGACTAACGGCAGCATGGAGGAGATGGCGTTCGCGTCTCCTCACCCTACTGTGGAGGGCGGAACCGTGCTTTTGTGCGGTTCCGCCGCCACTTTATTCGATGACCTCGCCGGCGCCCGCGCACTGCGCTCGGACGCCGACGTGATCATCGTCAACGCCGTCGCCGAAATCATGGAGGCGGAGAACCTGTTCTCGCTGCACCCGGAGAAACTGGGCATGTGGCGCGAGCGGCACACCATCAAGTTCGGCAGCACGCCGACGACGCACAGCGGGCGCCCCAGGTTCGACGGGTGTCGCCTCATGTCCACTGTTGACCACTGGTGGCCCGAGGCCAGCAGCCGGGGCTCCTCCGGCTGGTCGGGCGCCAAGCTGGCGCAGCTCATGGGCTACGACGAAGTCATCCTGTGCGGCGTGCCGCTCGACCCGATCCACTACGCCAAGCGTGGGCCGGCGAAGAATTTCAAGAGCAAGAAGATGCTGAACTACTACCGCGCCGGCGTCGAAGCCGACGTCGCGTGGCACGCCAAAGTCCGCTCGATGTCGGGTTGGACGCGCGAACGACTTGGAGAGCCGGATGGCTGAAATCAGGCGACGCAAGCGACGGCGCTGGGACGTCCTTACCGATCTGGTAAGGCGCCACGGGCTCAAGGTCGGTGCCGAGCTGGGCGTTCTTGAAGGCCAGACCCATCTCCACCTGTTGAGTACCTGCCCCGAGTTGACGCTCGTGGGTGTCGATCTCTGGGAGCCGCAGCCCGAGAAGGACGAGGAGTCCGACGCCGGCGGCCGGTCCTACCTCGACCACGATCTCGTGGACTACGAGCGGCGGGTGAGGCTCGCGGCCCTGGCGTTCGAGTACCGCTCGGTCCTGCTCAAGATGGACACCGTTGCGGCGTCTCACCAGTTCGCCGACTTCAGTTTCGACTTCGTCTTCATCGACGCCGACCACACCTACGAGGGCGTCATGCGCGACATCGAGGCGTGGACGCCGAAGATAAGGCCCGGTGGTTTTATCACCGGGCACGATTACCAGGACGCCACCGCCGGCGTGCAGCAAGCCGTCAACGAGAAGTTCGAGGTCTTCGACATCGAGGAGGACGTCGTGTGGATCGCGCAGGTCTGACCGTCGTCTTCCCTGGCGACTACAACCCCTCAACACCGGACGAGGCATGGATCGACCGACATTGGCGATTGTAACGTGGCTGTGGCACGACCCCGGCTACCGCTGGAACCACATGTTTCGCTACGGCGCCGCGCACGTCAACGCGCTGGCCGCCGGCGTAAGGCGACACCTTACACTGCCGCACGAGTTCATCTGCATCACCGACGACGCCTACGACATCGACCCCTCGATCCGCATCGTGCCGATCTGGGGCGATCTCGGGGAGATGGGCGGGTGCTACCGGCGGCTCAAGATATTCGACCCCGACACCGCCCGCAGCATCGGCGAGCGCATCGTCTCGATAGACCTCGACAGCGTCGTCGTCGGCAACCTCGACCCGCTGTTCGACCGCGACGAGGAGTTCATCGCGTGGTGTGGCGTTCGGAACGCGGCACCCTACTGCGGCTCGCTGTTCATGTTCACATCAGGGGCCTGCGCGGAAGTGTGGGAGGAGTTTGACCCCCAGACCTCTCCTGGCGCGGCCTCTCGTTATATCGGCACCGACCAAGCCTGGATCGGGCACGCCCTGCCGGAGCGCCCGACCTGGGGCAAGAAGGACGGCGTCCTGAGTTTCAAGCGCGACTTCCGGCGCTCCGACCTGCCGGGTTTTGCGGCACGCCTCAAGAAGGCCGGCTACCGCGACGAGCCGAAAGAAGGCGACCGGATCGTGTCGTTTCACGGTCCCGTCGATCCCTCGATACCGAGCCTGCGGGCGCGCTACTCGTGGATCGACGAACACTGGAACTACCACAGCTAGGAGATCAAGAAATGCGAGCAGAGATTGGCGACAAGAGCTGGGAAGCCATCAAGCAGATGAACTTCGCCAGCCGGTGGCAGTACGTCACCGACCACCACCAGCCCGCGGACCTGCTGGAGGAGAACTATTTTCACGGCGTGCCCCACATCCGCGAGCCCGGCGACCGCGTCTATGCGGTGTGCCGTTTCGAGGATGGCTCCTGGGGCGAGGCCGAGCTGGTTGTCGTTCGCCACACTCCGAAGTCGACCTCGGTCGAGCTGGTCGGCGACTGGCGCTACTTCCAGCCCGACACCCACCGCACCTTGAAGATCGTGAACTCGTCGCCCGGCCGCTTCAACGTGGTCGATGCCGACGACGGCACGCTCGTCGCCAAGGGCGTCTCCAAGGACGAGGCCGAGCGTCTCGTGGGTGGCGGCTCTAGCGAGGTCGAGAAGGCCGAGGCCACCGAGACAGTCCTCGAAGCCGAGCCACAGGCGGAGCAGAAAGCCAAGAAACCAGCGGCCAAAAAGAAGGCCGCGTAAGGAGACTGAACGATGGCGGATGAAGTCGGTATCTGCAACGCAGCTCTGCAGCTAATCAAGCACTCGAAGGTCATCACCAGCCTGGAGCAGGGCACCAAGGAGGCGAACGCCTGCGAGGTGATCTTCACCGAGATGCGCGACGCACTGCTGGAGATGCACAACTGGAATTTCGCGTCCGAGCGCGTCAAGCTCGGGCAGCTCTCAACCACCCCGGCGTTCGGGTGGACGTATGAGTACCAACTGCCTGCCGACTTCATCCGCGTCGTCAAGGTATCCGACAACGTCGACGAACGCGGGAAGACCCCCTACAAACTTGAGAAGGGCAAGGTCAGGGCCGACGCCGAGGACATCTATCTTCGGTACGTCACCAGGGAGGAAGACCCCAACCTGATGCCGGCGACGTTCCGGCTCGCGCTCTCGAAGTTGCTCGCCTCGCGTCTCGCGGTGTCGCTGTCGCAGTCGGCCTCCCTCTCGAAGGAGATGTACGAACAGTTCGTCGGCGACGACCTGCCGACGGCGAAGTCGACCGACGCCCTCCAGGACGACGCCGAGGAGCTGCCCGAAAGCGATTGGGTCACGGCCCGCTACGGCGGTCACGAAGCGATCATCCCCGGCGATCCCGCGGCATGAGCGTAAAAACCCAGCCGCTCCAGGAGGCCTTCAACGCCGGCGAGTTCGGCAAGCGGATGGCTGGCCGGGTTCAGTTCGGCAAGTACCAGAACGCGGGGGCGACCTTCGAGAACATCCTGCCGCTGCCGCAGGGCGGCTTCACGTCGCGCTCCGGCTCGCGCTACGTCATCGGCGCCAAGAGCAACAGCGTGCGCCCCTGGCTGATGCCCTTCGTCTTCTCGACGACCCAGGCCTACATGATCGAGCTGGGCGAGACGGCCATGCGTTTCTTCCGCAACCAGGGCCAGATCACCGCGGCCGACATCGGGGCCACGGTCAGCAACGGCGCGTTCCCGACCGATCTCACCGACTGGGACGACAACTCGAACGGCTCCGGCGCCATCGCCCACGACGCGACCAATCTCGACATGAACCTCGTCGGCGCCGGCGCCAGCAACGAGGCGATTGCCACGCAGGACATCGCGACGACCACGACCGCGGTCGAGCATGTCGTCGCCTTCCAGATCGTCGGCGACCCCGGCGACGAGATCGTCGTCCGCGTCGGCTCCAGCCAGGGCGCGTCCGACTACCACTCCGACGTCAAACGCAAGACCGGCTACCACACCATCGAGTTCACGCCGAGCGCGAGCCCGTTCTACCTGGAGTTCGAGAACCAGAAGAACAAGACGATCTCCATCGACAACGTCAGCCTGTTCGACAACGCCGCCATCGACGTGACCACGCCGTGGGCCGAGGCCGACCTCGACGATTTGAGCTTCGCGCAGTCGGCCGACGTCCTCTACGTCGCCCAAGGCGGGGCAGTGCGCCCCTACCGGCTCGACCGCTACGGCCACTCCGCCTGGGGGCTGACCAAGGTGCTGTTCACCGACGGCCCCTACCTCGACACCAACATCACGGCGACGACCTTCCTGTTGAGCGCCACCAGCGGCAACGCCATCACGGTGACCGCGAGCGCAGTCACCGGCATCAACAACGACGTAGGGTTCAGAGCGACCGATGTCGGGCGCCTGATCCGGTGGAAGGACGCCGCCGGCAACTGGACGTGGATGCAGATCGTCACGTTCACCGACACCACCCACGTCAAGGCCGACATCCTCGGGCCTGACGCCTCGGCCACCACCGCGACCGTCAACTGGCGCCTCGGTGAGTGGAACGATACCGACGGCTGGCCGAGCGTCGTCTCTTTCCTGCAACAGCGTCTCGCCCTCGCGGCGGCGACGTCCAACCCCCAGAAGTTCCACCTCTCGAAATCGGCCGACATCGAGAACATGGCCGACAGCGACGCCGACGGCACGGTCCAGGACGACAGTTCGGTCAGCTACCAATTCGCCGCCCGCGAGGTCAACACGATCCGCTGGATCGCATCGCGTAAGAAGCCGGTCATCGGCACGCAGGGCGGCGAGTGGACACTGCGCTCCGAGGGCGCCGTGCTGACGCCGACCGACATTGCGGCCGACTTCGAGGTATCCGGCGGCACCGCCCCCATCCCACCCGTCGAGGTGCGCTCGCGCCTCCTGTTCGCCCAGGCCCAGAAACGCAAAATAGTGGAGTTCGCCGACACCCTCCAGGACAACGGCATCGCCGGCTTCGACAGCTTCGATCTCACGCTGCTCAACGACCGGGTGCTGCAGGGCGGCGTCGTTCAGCTCGCCTACCAGCAGGAACCCGACAGCACGATCTGGTCGGCGCGCACCGACGGCCAGATGCCGGTGCTGACCTACCAGCCCGAGCAGGACGTCGTCGGTTGGTCGCGCCAGATCATGGGCGGCTCGTTCCAAGGCGGCGGCGCCGTGGTCGAGAGCATCGCCGTCATCCCAGGTCAGGATGGCTCGGGGCAGTTCAAGGACAGCACCGGGCGCCACGAGGTCTGGGTCGCGGTCAAGCGCGAGGTCAACGGCTCCACGGTACGCTACATCGAGGTGTTCGAGAAGCTCTACAACGGCGACGAGGACCTGCAGGAGGACGCCTTCTACGTCGACAGCGGGCTCACCCTCGACACCCCGCTCACCATCACCGGCATTACCAAGGCCGACCCCGGCGTCGTCACGGCTACCGCGCACGGGTTCTCCGACGGCGACCTCGTCCGCATCGTCCGCGTCAAGGGCATGACCGAGGTCAACGGCAAATCCTACAAGGTGGCTAACAAGGCGGCGAATACTTTCGAGTTGAACGACCCCGAGGACGCCACCATCGACACCTCCGCCTTCACGACCTATTCCACCGGCGGCGAGGTCCGCAAGAAGGTCACCGCGGTCAGCGGGCTGACGCACCTCGAAGGCGAGACGGTCCAGGTGTTCGCCGACGGCGCCACACAGACGACCAAGACGGTGGCCTCGGGCGCCATCACCATCGACAGCGCGGCCAGCGTGATCCACGTCGGGCTGTCTTACGCCCGCCGCTTCAAGTCGCTCAAGCTCGCGGTCCAGACGCCGGTCGGCACGTCCATCGGCACCCCGCAGTCAATCGCCGACATTATCCTTGAGCTGATGGAGACGGCCGAGGGGGCGCTCCAGCTCGCGACCGAAGAAGACGGGGTCGAAGGCACTTTCACCCAGCTCGATCTCCGCGACGCGACCGAGGTCGGCGAGGACCCGGTGCCGTTCTTCGACGGCGTGAAGTCGCTCGGCGTCTCCGCCGGTTTCGACGACGACATCCGGCTCATACTGACGGGCTCGGACCCGTCGCCGTTTACCGTCCTCGGCCTGTCGCCGGAAGTGGACACGGCAACCGGATGATCATCCGTTTCGCGGACGTCGATGCCGACGCCCCCCAGATCATCGAGGGCGTGTGGGACTTCATCGCCCGCATGGATTTTAAGACCTACCTCCCCGACAGGGAGGAAGACTTCGAGGAGTGGTTTCTAACCATCCTCAAAAGCGACCCGGTCGACACCCTGGTCGCGGAGAAGAACGGCGATGTTGTGGCTGGTCTAGGCCTCGCGTTTACCCCGTTCCTATGGAACCCGGCAATCGTACACGCCGACGAGCTGTTCTGGTGGGCATCGCCCAAGGCGCCGCCCACCGCCGCGCTGGCGCTCCTGCGCTACGCGCTGGACTGGAGCAGGAAGGTCGGCGGCAAGAGGAAAGTCATGGCTACATTCAAGTCGCTCACGTCGAGCCCCGAGGCGGTCGGCCGCATCTACGAGCGCCACGGGCTGCGTGAAACCGAAACCGCTTACATGGGGGAGTTGTAAATGCCTAACACCACAGCTC